TAAACCCACACACTGAAATACTGCCCCCCATTACAAGGCGACCTGGCCCCCGCAAAGATGCCTACAAACCCTCGGCCGGAACAGAGAAGGGTTTTAGGTCGCCTATTTTCCTTTCATTTTCGGCATTGCACGACTTCCAAACCAGAAACTCATGACTGCCGCGAAAAGAGCTTCAGTTTGATCATCCCACGCAACATTAATTGCTTGTGGCAAATCACCTCCAGAATCTACGGTATGCCACACTAAAACAACTTTGACTCCAATAAATGTAGCGAAGAAAACATACGTGATAAAAGGCCTTACAAACGCTCTCAGAGCATTTATGAATCCACCTTGCATCCCTAGCTTTGCATCATGCTCCAGTAATCGTTGTTGTTCTTCTCGTGAAGACTTACGATCCTCGATATCTGCTTGAGCAGTCAACATCCTGATATCTAGATCAACTCCTTTCTCTTTGGCCTCCATCTGGAGACGGGCCATTTCAAGTTGTTTCTCCTTTTCAGCCTTTTCCTTGAAAAGATCAATAACACTAGGAACTGCACTACCAGCAAATCCCATCAAACTACCAAGCAAAGTAAGCATCAACTTGCTCCGTTACCTTCTGGATGTGGTGGAATAGGATTTTTCTCTTCTTCCTGATGCAAATCACCACCAGATTCAAAGTAGAACTTGGCAATTCCTGCCAAAATCGGGATAAATGCTCCAATCAAAATATTCAACAAATCTTTTGACGAGGTGGGTAATTCTTCTGCACTGCCTAACATAACGTGAACAATGTATAAAAAAGTAGATAATGCAAACAATCCTATGACAAAACGTGCAACAAAACGGAAAACTTGTATCCGTTCATTCACCGACATTGTTTTTTTAGGGGCCTGGGGAGGGTCTGAAACCTTTTCAACTGTTGTTGTTACTTCTTTCGCCATGATTCATTTGTAGAAAATATGTGAATCCACTTGTACTGTTTTCTTGCGATATTTGCTCCATTTCGGAGCTACATAATACGCATGATAATAAAGTGATCCATCACTTATATCCACTAACCAATCTTTGGCTAATAACAACCATTCTGCTAAATATTTACTACGATTATAAGCTCGTATATTACGAGGAACATCATTAATTCCATCACAGTACCAGCTAAACTGGCACCGATTCCGAACAGGATAACCTCCCTTGTGCAGTCCTTGTTTGATGACTTCACAAACAGTGTTTGGAAATTGGTTAGAACGGACTCGATTGAGAACTGTAAATCCAACCAGGAAATTCCCTGCCGTTGATTCGTTTCGTGATTCATGATAAAGATTGAGACTCATGCATTCCAAGTCGTCTAAATCGATCATAGAACGAACATTGCTTTGAGCCGTAGCAATCAACAATATTAAGATAATAATTGGCCCTATTAAATATTTTTTCCGTAATATTCCTATAATTCAGCCTCATTGAAATTATCTTCTTCTTTTCATTGGAGATTCAACCATTAACGCTTCCATCATTCCTTCGATTTTGTCCGCTAATTTCTCCAACGCCATTTGAGTACGTTCATTGGATTTAGTTATATCTTTATTAGAAACAGTGAGATTTGTTATTGCATCTGCAAAATGTTCATTTCTGCCATTTTGTTCTTTGATAACTTCAATTAATCGTTCATCTGCTTTTGAATCCTTTGCAGACCATTCTTGTATTTCTTGCCGATGTGCTAATTGAGTCTTCCATATGTAAAACATGCAAGCACCAATAATCAATGCAGGTAATCCTAATCTTTCGATTAAAATCATTAATTGATCAATTTCCATAAAATCAGGATGAGTTTGGCCTGTTGCATATGCATAATCGGCTGGGTTCATTTGACACTATCCCTCCTGAAAATTATGGAGTCATAATTGTTCATGAAATACCAAACCAGATAAACTCCAGCTAAAATCAAACTGATGTAAATCGAAAAGAAAATCAGTAGTCCTGTCATGGATTACTCAGGATTCATTTCTGGTTTAGTGGGCCATGTAATAGAAGATTTTTTTAAACAATTAGGTTCATTTAAATCTTCTTCTGGGGATGCGGTTGCCATCATATCTCGTAACGCTTGTCTGTAGGTTTTCCATTCACTTGATAATGTTAGATCAGAACTTGCTCTCCAATCTGTTTGTGCTAACAGTCTATTCCTTTTTAGGGTTTTATTTTTTAAATTCTGTTACAGAAATAGATGATTTTTGATCGTGAACACCATCATCATAATTTATTGCTACTGCACCCGACCCTGAAATTCTTTCTATTTTTACATAATATGTAACAGTACCAATCAGCCCTGCGGTCTCGTCTAAATATTGAACTGGGAAAGCAACACCATTTGGATTAGATGATGCATCCCAAACGCTTGTTCCGGCGTTCCAAATCTCACCATCTGAATTACGATGAATCGAAACCTCAATACCTGTACCTGATGAGGTTTGGAGTCTTACAACCCCTTGAATTAAAAATTTACAATCATCACCTGAACCCGTTCCTGTTGCACAGGCCACCGAAACGGCTGTAGTAGCACCAGATGACCATGCAACTTCTGTATCTGTTGAACCAAAATATACATTCCTAGCCATTCCAGCAGGTAAAGTCGCACTACTGTCAATTGTTCCTTTGATTGTTGCAGAGGTTTCAATATTCCCATCAGAACCTGGGTCTGTGATGTTGGCAAGTGTCAACCAGTGATTGTTTCCTTTATCTCTAACTTTAAGGACATAAGGATCTCCTGAAGTATCGAGCCAAAACATTCCTGCAGTTGCTGATGTAGGAGCCGATGAACCACTATTATTAGATTGGAGGGCGGCCAAAACATTGTTTATATCTGCTCTAACTGTTGCTCCACCAGCATTTGCAATAGAAAAATCATGTTGTGCCATATGTACCCTTTATGAATATATTTGTTGTGCGTAAACTCTTAAATTCTCTATCGTGATTTGATGACTTGATGCATCTGATATTGGAAAAACACGAAATTTTAAACCTCTCGCTTTCGTTTCAGTCACATAAAAATCATACCATTCACTCCATGTTGCTCCTCCAGATGCAGGATCATCATCAGTTTGTGCAAATTCCAAATTTAAATCTGTGACACCTTCATTCACATTGTCGAAATCTGTCCATGTATCTATAAGACCTGAACGTGAATCGATTTTATCTGTCCAATTTGTCACATAAAATTTTGCATAGCTTGCTAATCTGACATTTTTGACCGTTGTTAAATCAATTTTGTTTGCAAATTCATAATATGGTGTCGCACCTGACCATTCTCCGTCAGTTCTTGAATAAATACCTGTTAATGCATCCCAATCATCAAGTGCATCAACATCTGAAATGTTGTCTAAATCTGTGGCTGAAGTTAATTTCAAAATATCATCGGTTGCAACCATTTCGACTTTAGTTCCTGCAAACGTAGGTTCTTCAGTTATTGTTGATAAAGTGGATAATGCTTGTACTGACGCTCCATCATGAGCAAATGTTGCAGGCATCGATTTTTGATTTGATGAATCAGTTGCACGCAACAAATAAGTTCCTGCTAATAAAGGAACAATCGCAGTAGTTTGATTTCCTGCAATACGTTGGGATATAACAACTCCGTTATCCCAATTTGTTACCGTCGAATCAACAGAATGAGCAATTCTGTAAAATCCTCCTTGTTGTACATCAATTGATTCAGAAATAGTCCATCTTGCTAAAGCTACCGTAGGTCCAATCGAATTAATGATTAAATTCGTCATAACTTCAGGAGGTGTTGGTAAACCAGTACAGACTAAGGAAGCAACAGTTGCCGTTGCTTTCGTCCCTTCTACATTTCGCGCCACAACACGGAAATCAAATGTACCAACACCAACTTCAAAAACAACAATCGATGTTTCCTGTGTTTCACCTACGACTTGATAAACACTTGCTGAACCTGCCTTATAACTAATCTCGTATGCACTCAGGAAATTGTCAGAAATGTCATCCCATGATAATGCAACTTTGTTTTTAACTCCTGCTCCATCTCTTGTTGTATAAGTTGATTCTGTTGCTGTTAAGCCTGTGACTTGTGTAATTGATGATGAATCTCTTGTTGTTGTTCTTGCTGAGGCTGACGGTGTGGTTATAGTTGTATCTCGATCATAAACAGAATTTGTATGTTCTGTTAATGTCATTGCGATTCCTCCACCAGCAATTTTTACCGTCCGGACTCTAAATTGTTTTGTTGTCCATCCAAATGTGGAATAGGTAATATCGACAATATCTCCTGGAATTACATCGGCGGCTTCTGTTGTTGCAATCACATTAACCGTCATATTAGCTCGTGATTGTTTAACTATAATTTTTGCCATGTACCGTGCTTGTTGGAAATTAGTCACGGCAGGCATACTAAGTCTTTTTTCTAACGGCTTGCTATTATCTGCTGTTAAATATGCACTATGAATAGTATTTTCAGCAGTTACATTGATATCGGGATATGAAACTTCTGATGATTTCCATTCATCATTAGGATCTGTATATACAACAATAACTTTGTTATATTTTGCCCTTTTACCAGCATTGCTTAATCGAATGCCTCCAATTATATTATCCGTAGTTAAAGTTATTACTGGTGTTCCACCGAACGATTGATCTATGTGAGCATAA